GAATCCCATTTTTTTCCAGTGTTCCCAATCGTGTTTCATTTCGGTAATGATTAATACAGGTAATATTCCCATTTTTTGGGCATTAACTGCTACTTCAATAGTTGTAGTTGATTTACCAGTGTTTGATTTACCACGCACCATCATGATGTGCCCCATAGGACAACCAGGGATGGACAATGCATCTTGCAATGCCGGTGAAAATGGAATCCACTTTTGTTCCTTGAATTTTACGTTGGATGCTAGTCCTTTGCTTTGTTTGAATTTGTCTAGGGAAAACTTGCCCTTTAATTGTGCATCAACTGCCTCCGATATAGATTTTCTTCCTTTTGCCATAACTTTGTTTTAAATAATATAAATGATGAAAAATATAGCCTAACAATGTAGGCTATAAATTCGATGGATTAAAATGGCATATCGTTGTCGTCATCGTCATCGTCGAATAACTCGTCGAATTTGTCTGCTTTGGTTTTCTTTGCCTCTGGTTTAGTAGATAAACTATAGTTTGATTTAGCTGGTTTAGTTACCTCTTCTGCTACGGTTGTTTGTTTTGCAGGCATAGCCATTACATCATCCGAGTCTTCCTCTGGGTTTAACCATTCCGATAATGCTACTTTGATTGTATCAAATGGTAATGGTTTGTATGTGTCTAATGGGTTGTCTTGGTTCTCCAACCATGCCTCTAACTCTGCTTTGTCTTCCGATAATGGCGATGTTTTCATTGCAGGTGAAATGGTTGTTTTGTTGTACTTTGTACCAGTTGACTCAGGACCTACTGTGGTAAGTTTAATGTCTCTACCGCTTAATATGTCTGTGAAGTCACCTACTTCCTCATCAGCTGCTAACTGTAGGAATGCCTCGTATGTTTCTTTACCAAATTCCCATAAGCGAACGCCTTCTTCTTCCTCACCGCGTACGATAACCGGTGCGAAAATGCGCATTTTTGGATCAAGTTTTTTCGCCAAACGCCAGTTTTCTTTGTCGTTTGTGCCACGTAATTGTTTTGCAAACTCAGCGATAGGATCTTTTTCTCCCCAATTCAACGGTGATGCAATCACTTTCTTGTTACCGATGTTGTAGTAAAATTTCATTTCAACGAATGGATATTCTTTGTTGAATTTGAATGGTACAACACGAATTACTTGTTTACCGATGGTTGGTTTGAATCGTTTGATCGATTGCTGGTTTTCCCCTGATTTGTTTGGAACCTTTTGGAAGTTCTCTAATTTGCGTTTAATTGCATCTAGATTCATATATAACTGTTTTAAATTGTTACTGGTGAATATACTAACGATAGCTTGGAAAGCCAAGCAAGGTTAAAAAAGCTCGCAAACTTAGTTGCGAGCAAAAAAAATCAAAATAAAAACATGATTAAAGTTCAATAATTTTGAATATGCGTGTTTGTAGCTGTTTGAGCTCACCATTCTGCGTTAATAGTATACTATTTTTGTAGTGTCTCCAGTCGATCGGAAATTTCGGATCAACCACACCACCGTTTAATCTGCGTATCAGCTCGTTTAATGAGTTGATAGTGTATAACACATTGTATTCTTTTTTGCGGTGTACCAAAATTGTGTTTTCTGGTATCGCGTCAATGTTGCCTTGGTCAATGTTGTATGTCAGCACGTACTCGTTGTTTGATTTAACGTGTAGAACAAACATTTTGTTGTACATGATGTTGTATTTGCGGGATAAATTCTCCACTAATATATCGAGTTCCTCCAACGGAGTGAAGGTACATAGTAATCGGTTGTTTAGCATATTTTCTAAGTTCATGTATGAGTCATAGTCATACGATGCATCTACATTATACATATGCTGAGGTTCAAGTAAGTTGTGGTTCATAACTGCTTAGTTTAACTGGTAATTGTTTCCGTGTTTAAATTTTACGTCTAAATTATATTTGGTGAATATTTCCATTATTTGCTGTATGGTGTCTTTTTCTGCTTTATCTACGTCCAATAAAAACGAGTCAAATACAACCAATACTACTTTTGTGTTTTTACCCTCCAACAGCTTATGTATGTCTTGCAATATAAGTGCGTTGGTGGATGTTTCTTCTGCTTGCAATATATAGTTTAGTATCTTGTTTGGTGTTGCGTCCTCTATGTTTTCACGATAAAAACGTAGTTTGGATGTGGGGCATTCCACGTACCCTTGAGTAGTGAATTGTTCCCACAACACCTCTAAGTATTTTTTTACTTTACTGAAATATACTAAATTTTCGTATTGCTTCCAAATCCCTCCGTACAACTGCTGGAAAGTGATCTCCTTTGCTTTTGTGTAATCCACATTATATAGCTCCGCAAAATGTTGATGAATATCGATATCACCAAATTCGTAGCCCAATATATTGGCAAGCATACGAGGATGGTAAGCACTAACATCAAACTCAATGAATACGCTATTACGCGGGATAAAACATTTTCTTTCTCCATTTTCTTTGTTTAGTGTTGAATAGTTGATACCATTAAATACGTTTGAGGGGCGAGTAGTTGTGGTTAATAAATTGTAGTTTGTGTAGACATATTCCTCGGTGCTCCTACCAAAGTAGTGCTTATATTGCGCCGTATCTACTTTAATACCGCACTGTTCTAGCTTGTGGTATGCTGGTATAACTATGTTGTTGTAGAATGGGTTGGCATGATTAATAATAAACTGTTTAAAGTTAGCCATACACGCCTCATAATGTTTAACCAACGGCACAATTGTGTTCAATTGTTTGTTGGTTGGGTATAGTTTGGTAAAATGTTCGTGTGTGGTTGTTTGGTGTGGGGTAAAATGGGTAGGAAACGGTTGAATTATGTTTTGGTGGTTAATGTAGTATAGTAGTGTTTTTTTGTCTGGTGTATGTACTGTTCCAATCGAGTCAAGTAGTGGGTGTAGGTGGTGTTCCTTAACGCAAATTGCCTCGTTGTGTTTGATGGGTAAAATATACCCTTTTGGGTGGTTTAATGGGTGAATAAACACCAATGAAATGGTGTTTTGTATGTGGTGTTGTTTGTGGGAGCAAGGGATAACCTCAACGTATGCTTCCTCGAAACGCATGCGTGTGAATAAATCAATTTTTTGTGTATCCTCTATTAGCCAAAACATGGGTTGAAGATACAAAGAAAGCCTGGCGGAGCCAAGCTTTGGGATAAAATATCTGTTTAAAGTTTACCTAAGATGTGGGCTAGTGTAAGGTGGTTCCCCTATTCCAAATTTTTTTAAAACACCTAGCATATTCGCATCATCTCCAGCATTTGGGATAAATACTGAGTATTCTCCAGTATGGGGGTTTTTTCCAAATTTTATTTTTTTCGGGTCAACAAAAAACTTTTCCTCTGCTGCTAGTGCTATCTGTTTCTGCTCTTTCTTGTCTGGTTCTCTATCAATTGCAATATAAAGACCATCTTCCATATCGCCATAATATCTATCTGCTTCTTCAATTTTTTGCTTGTATTGACTCTCAGTGATTACACCAGCCAACATTTGCATTCTTAGTGTTTCTTTGTTCATTTTGTTTCTGTTTATGGTTGTTTTTGATATAAATATATTGTAGTTTAATTATAGTGCCAAATATTTCGCAAAATTATCGCGAAACCAATTAGTGAAACCATACCATTTACTATCACGCTCAATCAACTGTACTGTTGTTTTGTTGATTAAGTATGTTTTTTTCTCATCACCCACAATATACCAGTTTACACTTGTTGGTGTATATAAATCCCAGGCAATACTAGCATCTTTTGCTTGCAGTTTGTTGTGTGTGGTTTCGTCTGTTTCTATGTACTTTAGTTCGTTGTTTTTCTTGCAAAAATAACGCGTGAAATAACCCGTTTGATAATCGTTCGATGTAGGTAATGAAACGATTGATTGAGGCAAGTATCGCAACGGAGAATCGCTGTTTTCCAACACGTTTATTTCCACTGGTGGGGTAACGGTGGTGTATGGTTTTGTTTCTTGTGTTGGTATAGCTGGTAATAGTTCTATGGTTGGTAAATCGTTTGGTGTTTTACCTGTGTATATTTTGTTTTGATATGTTCTGAAGTAGTACCCGGTATATAGTTCACGGGTGGTGGATAAAATGTATTCTCCACCGTTGGTGTATAGGTTGGATGTGTATTGGGATGA